TTTGCATAGCTTTCACTCTAGCGTTCGGAAACGATAAAGCATAAAGCCAGTAAGATGGTGAGATAACCCTGTATAAACGTTCAATCAGACGTGTGGCATAAGTCTTAGAAACAGATGCACCAGACCAGCCTGAATTAAAGGCCTCTTCTGCGTCATCTACAGACTTAACATTATTAGAATTTCTCTCTTTAACAATCTCTAATAGAGCTTGGTAAAGAGCATGATCTCGATGAGCTTGATTAATCCCTCTTTCAAAAACGTACCAGAACGACGCAGATTTCTGCGCCCCGCTGGCGAAAAGATGAGGTTGATCAGGAATACCTAATACTGCCCAAAGTGCAACTGATAACTCTTTCCCGAAATATTTCTCAGGAAGAGAATCAATCACAGATTTAAGTGTAGAAGTATCCGCGAAGAAACCTTTTCTTTGCGCTTCTGTAATTAAGGTTCCAAGGAAGAAAGGCTCTCGCGCTGTAACTAGGATATTTCCTGGTCCCAACGGTGAGAGATCATTCTCTGAAGTCCGCCATCGTTTAGCAAATTCAACCATCTCCGAAGAAATGATTGATTTACTAAGGTTGATTTCGACTCCAAGTGTCTTCATAATATGAAGATACTCACGAGCGACATCATCGTGATTAATCACGACGTCATCACCCAGAACTACATAATTAGGGATCGAACTAACGTTCGCTCGTCGAGCGGCTAGTCTTACGATAACATGATGTGTTAATGCCAACATCGCCCATGAAGAGTATGCACCCATTGGTTGCCCAACAGAGTACTTAATCTGTTCGTCTTTCCAAGACCATGAAAAGTCTAGAAGACGTCTCCAATTTTCAGAGTCATAGCCAAGAATAGCTAGAATCTGGACTTGTAAGTCAATAGGTAAACGATCAGTTGCCGCCGACAAATCAAAACTATAAAACTTATGTTCTACAGCTCGATTAGCCATAAGCCGATCCAATGCTCCATCCTGATCAAAGGTTCCATCCTGTGGAATCCGAGATAGGTTAGAAAAAATTGAGTCGTGTAAAGGTCGAAGAGCAAGTTGAATCCACCAGTTTGTTATTGCAACAATTCTGGCTTTACCAGCCTGGTCATAGACCACTGAGAGTTTTCCTAGTTTCATTGGCGACATCACTTTAAACAGTAATAAAATACTATATAAAGGTCCCATAAGAACAAGGAGGATATTAAGCCACACCATATAGCCATAAGATTTCGATCTTAATGCTAATAAATGGAAAGCAATATACTGACTAGGATGAGACAACAGAGCCAACGCATCTAAATGCGAAGTCCATGTAGCCTTTGATCCAT